ATCGCACGTTAAGGCATCTATTCGGGTAAATAAGCATAAGCAAATTGCTTTGGTAATTGACAGCCGTTATTCTTTTTATTTGTTGGCATGAAGTGATATTTTGAACTTGTAAGGATTATTTACAAGTTAGTTGTGGGCATAAATTATATCCATTACTGCATCATAATTTGCCTTTGCGATTTCGGGTTTATCTATCCATAGAATTGCGTCATCGTATTTTATTGTCCAATTATCGTTTCTATCCATGTTTACAACGCTTACAAGTTCTTTGTAGCGTGTTTGATAATCGTCGTAAAGCTGCCCAAATAGGCGACGGAAAAAGCTACTTGATGCGCAATTAACGTTTTCAAAATCAATTTCTACGTTGTAGCCAGCGTGTAGGATTTCTTTTGATTTTTCATAAACTTGGTTGCCGAAGTAAGCTAAGATTGCGTTTGGCGTTCCTATTGTTTCCACGATGTTCACCTTTTTGGTTTCTCTTTCCATAATTACGTTTTCTGAAAAAATTTTTATAAAAAAAACAGTAAAAAGTGTGCTGTTACGCTAAATCCTATTTGGTACACTACCGTTTCCCCACCTTCGGCTGGGCATCCCTTCATTCTGTAAAGTCTTTAAGTGTACGTTCAACAGAATCTTTCAGTTTGCTTCATCCCTATACCAACAGTTTGTTTTGGTAGTTATTAATTACCTCATGCTTTAAAACTGCTAAAATCTATTTGCATTTCTACAAATAACATGGTCGGGTTGGCTCAATTAAACTGTAATACCACAATTTAATATTATTAGGAACTCTTTAAATGTAACGGTTAATAACACCGTTGGCTGCTTCCAAGCCTACATTCTTTTTACTATTCTTACTCATACACTACAAGTTTATCTATTGTTCAATCAATAATGATTTTAATATTCCAGTATCAACAAGAATATCCTTTATACACCCTGCCCTAAAACCGATTGTTTTTCCACTTGCGCAAGTAGCAAAATAAACGATTCCTAATAAATGGTCTCGGTATTCTATTTTAGTCGCTTTGTGTGCGATATTGTTTAAAGTGTCACACGCTTCAATTATTGACTGTTTGTAAATTTCGCGCTTTGATTCTTTGTTTCTTTCTTTTAAATCAGCCCAGTTTTGAATATCTGTACAAATTTTGTTTTTATGCAACTGCCACCGTTGAAAATAAATCGGATCGCTGAACATTAAAGAAATATGTTTACTTAGTATATCAAATTCTTTTTTTAGTTCTAATTCCGTAAGTTCCATATTTGAATCAGTATCATTCCCAACAGCAAAAGGAATAATGCGTTTAATATTCGGTGTCTCTGCCGTTGTCTCATTTGATGTTTCAATTTCGGACTGCAATATTTCGGGTTCAACGTTTGCGTTTCGCTCGACCACGTTTTTTTTTTCGGGTGTCATAGCACTCCGCAATTCAAGCAAACGTTTTTGGTATCGTTCCAATCCCCTACTCACCAATTTTCTTTGTTCTGGTGAAATTCTATTGCTGTCTATATTTTCTTCAATCATTGCAATATTATACAACAACTCTGATTCGTTTAACTCCAAAAAACTTTTTGCTGATGATGCCATTTTTTTAATTTTAATTTTATTATTTATCTGTTTTCACAAAGGTAAGGGTTAAAAAATGGCATTTTCAAACATATTTTGCTTAAAAATGACATTTATTTTTGCTTAAACTGTTATCAAAACAGTTTCAAACATCTCAATAATTGCTTCAATTTCTTCTTGTTCGTTTACCTCAACACTTGACAAAAGAACAGACTGAAACATTCTAATAATTATTTCAATTTCATCTGCGTCATTTAGACCCGTTGGCGTTGTCTCAAAAGGAATTACAGTTTCAGAAACAAAGTTTGAATTGTCTATTGCTGATTCATCACTCTGTTGATTCGTTTTTTTTTGAATGATATTTTGTTTGAAAAATAAATCACCTTCCCTGTACGTCGTTGTTTGATTTTCAATAAAAGAACCATGCAATGGCGTTATCGTTCTTTTATCAATATGCGTATATTTCTCTTGTACCCTATCCGCCATGTTTGCAGCAAGTGTAATCATGCGCTTATCATAATGCAAATGAATATATGCCGTTATCGGACTAACCCAAGATAAAATAAGATTTAGAATAACGCTCGGCTTACCGACAACTGATTCAATTTTTCCAGATTCATAGCGAACAAAGAAAAGTGCTAATAAAATACAAGAACGTGTTATTTGTGTAATGATAGCAAGAAAACCAGCGAACCATTTATTTGTTAGCTCGCGGTCATGCGCCTTTAAATCCTCATTGTTATTGTCATCCGTAATTTTAGTAGATATTTTTGTCACAATACTTGCGTGTATCGTACTTAACCCACTTAGTGAATCGGCTTGCACTTTTAAAAAACCGTCATGTATTAATTTAGCTTGTCCCCACGCACTGCTTTTTTGTGCTTCTAAGTTTGAGATAGTATTATAAATTTCAGAATTTTTCTTTTCAATGGCAGCCCTGTATTTAGGATTTTTAACTACCTTTAAACTCCTTTTTTCTTCTGCAAGTAATTTACCGAATCTTTTTACGTCACTATCCAATGCACACGTAGGGCAATCTTTACTTTTTATTTCGGCGTTTAATTCTGCTATTCTTGTTTTTATGCTGTTCGCCTGTTTGTCGTGTTCTTGTTTATTAGCATCCTCCGATGTTCTTTTGTGTGTAGGTGTATAAGCATTGTAATCTAAAAGAAATTGCTTGTCACCCTCTTTTGAAATACCAAACAAAATTAACGATATAGCCAAAAAAACGAAAATATAAATTAACGCTTTAGGCTTTTGTTTTATGCCAAATTCTTTCAAAAGATACAAAAAGTCCTCTGAATAATCTTTTTGTAAATCTATAATCTTGTAAATAAAAGTAATGGCAAGTGCCTGAATTACGCACGTCATTAACCACCCTATTTTCATATCCGATGCCCAGTGGCTTAGAAAATTGATTGCGCCAATGCCAACAATTAAAAATTCAATACGCGATACAATCCAATTCAATGTACTTAAATTGGCTTCCTTCTTTTCGTTTCTTTCTTGCGGTGAAAGATTGCGATGTTCTTCCAATGATATAGTTGCCATGCTTTACAATTTTTATTTTATCTCTTTTTTCGGTAAACCTATGTTGTTTTCGGTAATGTTCAGTAAATTAATATTATTAAGTTAATCGAGAACTGTCTAAAAACCACTAAATAATATAAACTGCTTGTTTTTAATGCTTTATCTCTTATCTAAATTTACCGAACATTACTGAAACCTGTATTAAGTAATTTTCTGTAAAATTCAGTAACTTTCAATAGATGTGCAAAAGTAAAGTATTTTTTAATAATTGCAAATTAAATTTAACGAATAAGCGAATAATAAATTAATAGGGTAGTAAAGCAAAGGCATAAAAAAAGCACCGCACAAGTACGATGCTTCCACAACCTAACAATTTGATACAATCTAACAAACTCTTTAAAAATGGTAATGTTTACAGCCCCTTGCTTTTTGTATGTTGCTTTGTCCCTATCCTTTCTTTTTGTTCTAATTTTTCAATCAATCGTAATCGGGCAAGTTCAATTGATTTTGCAATTACTAATTTTCTGTACCGCACTTGAAAAATTATCGCCTTGTCATGTTCCTTTTGTACGCGTACTATTTTTTCAATGTTAGTTTTATTCATTTTATAAAATTTTTACTTCGTTATTTATACTATTATAGTTTACGTCTTTTATAAGAATTGGTTGATTGTCAAATGTTGGATTGCGTTTATTTAATTCGTAACACCGTTTTTCAGCTTCTTTGTGCGTGTATCTTTCTGAAAATACTCCACTATGCCACCAATCGCATTTGTGTTGCCATTCAATAAAATGTGTTTTCAATTCAATTTTCTTTATTGGTTTTTTAAATCGTTTTCTTAACCAGCGAATCAGGTTAAAAATAGTAAGATCGAGAAACAAAAAAAACAACGCAGCACAACCACCATTAAAGGCAATTTCAGCCAAATGGTTAATAAATTCATTCATGGGTAGGATTTTATTTAGCGTATAAACATACACAAAAGTAAAATGAATTTGCCGAAAAACCAAATAAATTTTGCAAATTTTAAACAAATATTTAAAATATACCAAAGCTAATTATTTTAAGGCTTTTTAGCTTATATTTCCATTTAAATAATTCTAACGTAAAAACGATAATTAATGAAAAGATTAATAGCAGTCGTTTGCTCAACGCCTCTACTCGGTGCAGCCGATTTTAATAGAGGTGTGGCAGCCGTACAGCGTCAAGTAAGCGAACATTTTTTTCCTATTTGGGATAATGATGCAATCGTGCAAGGGTTTACGCATTTTGCTCAAGTACCTGCGGATTACGGCATTATTTCAATAGAAACAAGTAGCGAAGTATTAACTGAACGTGTGCCATTAGAGAAAATGATTTGCAAAATTGTTTTATCGGATAATTGGACGTTTGAATTATCGCAAGTTGTTTTAAACATTACGGCGAATCCGTACAACATTGAATTTAAATGCAACAGTACGCATTTGTTTTGTGTAAATGTATGCTCGCCAGTAGGTGCATCAGAATATGAAATTGACGGTATTAAGGTAAGCGATTTTATTAAGCCTACCTATTATGACAAATTGCCAAACGAAAAAACATTTAAAAATTCAGATGCAACACAATTACGGCGCGGTGGATGGATTTTTAGTTTTGATGTGGCATTAAATAAATGGACATTGCAATACTTTTTTAACGATGTAATTGAAAAAACTTTTCTTAACGCCAGCAGTTCAAATGGCATTAATGCCGTAATGGGTGTTTTGAACGAGTTTTTAGAAAGCAAACGCGATGAACGCATAAAGGCATTGCAAGAAGAACGCTACGCTATTTCGTACATGAAACGCTTTGCATAATGGAAAAAAAATTATCGCAATCCGAACAGCATATAACGGCATATTTAAAGAAAATTCACCAAATTGCTTTTAGTGTCGAAGCAAATACACTTGAATACGGACATACTGATAGTGGTATTTCATTTGTTCAAATTATTACAAATGGTGACGGCATCGAATTAGTAACATACTATTCTATACAACCAAAGACAATTGGTTTTTCATTGGAAGACGTTAACAATTTACATTCAACAACATGGCAATTATCGTTTAATCAATTTGAATCAATTTTAGGTTTGATGAAGGATTTACAAGTCATAGAATAAACGCGAATGAATATATTTGGTTTTGAGATAACGAGAAGGAACAAGATATTGCAGCAAAGTGGTCAATCTACTAATTTAGTGCCTACTCAAAATCCATTAGTACCGCAGCAGCAAGGTAGAACTATTGAAATAAGAGATGATTCGGGTACTACACACCCTGTTGGATCGGGCAGAACGTCTCAACCGTCGGAACTCAATTTATTATCGGTTATAAATGGGGAATACGCGCTAATTGCACCTAAATACCCGCGTCAACTACTCGAAACACTCTCACATTTGGCATTTTGGAATTATGATATTTCAAACGCAGTGTTCAATATTGCCACAATGGCAAACACTAAGTTTCGCTATAAGTTCCCAGACACTACGAGTGAATCAGAAGCAAAGAAAATGCGCGAATACCTTAATTTATCGCATAAAAAGTATTATAAGGGTGGGATTCATAGCCTTATAAGCGATTTATTAACGCAGGTAACAGTAAAAGGTGCAATCAGCGCAGAAATAGTTGTAAATCAAAAATTAAACGGCATTGATAGGATTGTGTTAGTTAACGTTAACCAAATACAATTTTATTACAGCGCAACGAGTGGGCGGTTTATTCCATATCAAACGCTTACAGGTACTACACAATGGGGTGCATCGGTTCAGCAGCAACAAGAAAACGCAATATTGCCAATTGGAATGATTGAATTAAATCAAACGACGTATCAATATTTGCCATTACAATTATTTGATGATTCCCCCTACGGCGTACCGCCGCTTGCATCGGCACTTGAAAACATTGAGATAGATATTTTTTACACTAAAAATGCACGTCACGCTGCAAAGAAACTCGGCACAATCGGGTTTATGCAAGTGCTATTAACACCGCCATTGATTAAACAGGGTGAGGGTGATGAAGAATATTACAACAGGTGTTTGAATTACATAAATGTATCACGCGCAGAAATTGAAAAAGGTGTAGCGCAAGGTATTTCGATAGGATTTAAAGAACAGCACGAATTTAAGTTGCAGCCTACTATTTCGGATGCTTCGGGTGCAAGGGAATTGATAGAGTTAAACGATACCAAAATAAGCACAGGTTTAAAACAAGATGGAATGTTAGCAGGGCGACCAGCGCAAAGCATTTCAGAGGCGACGGCAAAAGTAATTTTATCTAAATTATCAATGCAACTCGGTTCATTCCAAATGCTTGTTGCTAATTTTTTAGCGGAAGCATCGCGCATAGATTTAGTTTTAGCAGGATTTGGTAACGTGCCTATTGAAATTGAGTTTGACCAAGCGAACGTTACAGATGATTTAAAAACAGAACAAGCGCGTCAGTTGAAAATATTGAACGCTATTAACTTGCGCGACCAAAATATAATTAACCAACAAACAACTGCTAATATCTTGGGATTTGATATTGCGTTCGGGGAAGCACCGCCACCGCTAACAGTGGCAAAGCCAGAACCTTATGTAAATAACGAGAACGAGTTAAAAAAGAAATCAGCAAAAGAAGGAAAAAAAGATAAAAATTCAGATAAACACGAATTATGAAAAATTTTCTTTGTTGGGGTGGTGGAACAAATGACGGTGGTTATGTATGGCTCGGAGGGGGCGTTTCAAAAATAGGTGTAGTATGAAATTAAAGGTTACAAACCTTAATAATTTGCCATTGGTAGATTATCGGGAGTTAATACCATTACAAGGGCGGTTAAAGGATTTAGACGAAAAGCGTTATGCAAAACTTAAACGCTCGCTTACAAAATTTGGGTTTATGATTCCATTTTTTGTATGGATTCCTAAACGCGATGAAACGATAATTATTGATGGTGAACACGTAGAACTTAGTGCAGGAACATTTTGCACACTCGACGGTCATCAGCGCGATTTACTATTGAAAAAAGAAAACGCAGAACCTTACTTGCTTCCTTACATACAAATTGAAGCTAAGAATTTTAAAGAAGCAAAAGAAAAGATATTAGTTATTAGTTCGCAATACGGAACAATGACGCAAGAGGGCTTAGACGCATTTTCTTTTGACTTAGAAGACGATTTTACAGTTGATTTTGCAAGTTTTGACGCGATTAAAGAATATTCATTTAATGAAACAGAAACAGAAATAGAGGAAGTCGAAGAAAACAAAAAAGAATCAAAAATACCATGTCCCGTATGTGGAAAATAATAAAAACAGCAAAACAAAGTAGCATGAAAAATAATCATAGGAATAGTTCGGTAATGTCATTCGACAAATGCGAATTAATGACAATGACACTCGGCGATTCGGGTGTACAAATGTCAGAATTTGTTAAATTTAAAGACGTACAAACGCCAAGCGCAAATGAAGTAATTAATGCCGTCGCATTACACGCAAACGATAGCGATTATTTGTGCGCTAATTTTCGTTTGTTAACCGCCACGTTAGTAGGCAGTGGTTCGTGGAAGTCCACAGATTTTTCAGATGAAAATGTATTAAAATCGGCAATTAAAAAAATTGTCGGTATTCCACTCAAAACAGAACATATTTTAGATGTAGAAAATACAAAAGGCTATGTAAAATCGGCATGGTGGAGTGATGCGCGTTCACAGGACGGCTATAAAATACCGTCTGGTATTGACGGATTAATTGCAGTCAATGCTAAACTACACCCAAATACGGCGGAAAATGTGCGCACAGGTGCAACCAATTCAAACTCGGTAACAATAGAATTTGAATGGAAACCGTCACACGAATTTAAAACATCAGATGAATTTAATAAAAACGTCGGCAAATTAGTAAACGGTAAAGAAGTAACGCGCATAGTCACTAAAATATTGAATGTTCACGAAACATCATTAGTTTTTCTCGGTGCTGATCCCTACGCCAAGCAAATTGACGCAAATGATAACCTTATTCGTTTAGATATAGGTTCAATCGTACCGCCCAAACAAAGCGGTTTAAGCGCAGCAAAAGACAATCCTGACGAAGATGAAACAGAATTTTATAAAGTTGATAACAAAAAAATTAATGTTAGTTGCAAAACAGAAAAATTTGTTTTAACATTAACAAAAGAATACGACGACGTAAATACGAATAAAAATACATTAGGTATGTCATTAGAAGTTGCAAAAGGAATAAAATTAATGCTTGGTTTATCTGAAACAGATGAATTAACGGTTGCGCACTTAACGCAATTAGCAAAAGCAAAAGAAAAAACTGAATACAAAACAGACGACGACAATACGGATAAAGAAAAAGGTGAAAGTCCAGACGATGAAAAAGCGGAAGGTGAAACGGACGACCAACACTCTAAGCGCATGAAAGCAAAAAAGGAAAAGAAAGATGCGCAAATGAAAGCAGAAAAAGAAGAAACAGAAATGGAAGCAAAGAAAAAAGATGCTTCAATGTCTAAAGAAAATTTAAATTTTACCGCACAGTTAGTAGTTTCCCAAAAAGAAAACACTGAACAGAAAAATACGATTGAAACATTGCGTTATGCGATTGACAAATTGAGCGCAGCAGCAGCCATTGGCGAAACGTATTTAAACGAAAAACGCGAAATAGTAATCGAAGCATACAAAAAGAATCAGGGCATTGCAAAACGCAACATTGAACAGTCAGTTATTGAAACATTTAACAAAGAAACATCGGTAGCAGCGTTAGACGGTTTTGCAAGCACATTTGGTGCAGACTTGCGCGAAAGTTTCTCTACAACGTGTAATGATTGCAAAAGCAAAAATATTGAATTTCGCAGTTCGGTAGAACAGAAAAATCTTTTAGAGCAAGAAAGTAAAAATTCAAATACGATTTCAATTACGCAATGGGGAAAAAACCTCGCACGTAAGTAATATTTAAAACAAAAATTTTACAAATGGCTTATTTCACAACAAGCATAGAAACGCAATTATCGTTTACGCCACGCAAAAGGTTTACACGTCATAATGCAGCGAATACAAATATTTGCGCTTTAGCAGCAGATACAAACGTGTATTCAGAAGGTACAGTTTTAAAGGCAGGTACAGTTGACGGTACAGTTGACATTGCCACAGCAGCAGATGTGCCATTAGGTATTATCATTGTAGGCGCATCAAATTATTTGGGTAAAGGTCAAATTACATACCAAGCACAATTTGTTGGATTGATGACAGGCGTTGCATCAGCAGCCGTTGCAGCAGGTCAAGAAGTTAAACAAACAGGTAGTGTAACACTTGCTTCAACAGAAGTAGCACCAAGTTTTGCACCAGCAGCAACAGGCGACTGGGTTGTAGGTTTGGCAACATCATCACAAAGCGTTGTGAATGGTGATTTTCAATTTCTTTTCCAAGCACCACACAAAAAATCATAGTTAATAAGTACATCGTAAAATTTGTACTATTTTATAATAAAATTTATCTAAAACAAAATGCAAGTTACTAATATTGAAGAGAACGCTAATAAAATTAAATCCGTTGTAGAGGGTTTATACACCACAAACTCATCGGGCGAGAGATTGTTAGAGTTTTCAAAAGAAGATGATTTTTTAGCAAAAAAAGTAACCGTTAGTAACGAAGAAAAACCGTTGCGTACAGCTATGCTTTTGCAAATGCCAGAAGTGTGCGCCAAACTCGATTTGATGCGTACAGGAACGGACATTAAAGCACCTATTGACATCACGCTCGGACAATACGTAAAAGATTGGATGGGCTTTTCAAGTGTGCAGGATTTTTTACAAATTGGTTGCGGTATCAACAATTCGGAAGTTACACTTGCGAGTTTTGCGACAATGGCAGATATGCCAGAAGCGTTCCGTTGGTTGCGCCAAGAAGTATTTTTGGACATTGTGCGCTTAGGCTTACAACGCCCAACAATTTACACAAAATTGATTTCGGCAACTATTCCCGTTAAAGGTTTTATCATTACTACACCGTTCATCAATGAATCGGATGCGATGCCCGTAAAACTTGGCGAATTGGAATCTATACCAGTCGGTTCAGTATCACTCGGTCAAAAACAAGTTGGTATTTCTAAATACGGACGTGGCTTTGAAATTTCGGATGAACTTAAAAACATTCCGTTAAACCTTGTTGGTATTTACCTTGACGATTTTGGGATTCAAATGACACGCGGTTTAGATGCAGAAGCATTACGCGTAATGTTAAATGGCGAACAAGCAAATGGTTCAGCTTCGGCAGCATCAGTAGGTGTTACAACAGCAGGTGTAATTTCTTACGCAGACCTTTTGTTATTTAAAATTCGTATGTCGCGCATGAGCCGTACACCAAAAGTGTACTTAATGGATGAGGCTACTTCGATTGCTTTATTGAGCATACCAGAGGTTAAAGGCGGACAGTTTCAAACAAAGATTTTCAATTTCACTTTGGAAAATGCAAATATTCCAACAGCAGAAAATATCATTGTTCACTCGGCAATCCCAACAGGTACAATTTTAATGGTGGATGCAGCTAAGGCGATGATTAAATTGGATAAGCAAGCGTTACGTGTAGAAACAGAACGCGTACCACGCAATCAGGCAGACCGTTTATATTGTTCATTCCAAACAGGTTTTGCAACTACGTTTAGAGACGGACGTGTAATTATGAACACAGCTGCCACATATTCTGCTTCACCGTTCCCAGCGTTTCTTGATCCTTCAATTGTTGAAAAACAAGCGTTCTTGGGTTTAGGTGCAAAATAGTGAATTAGTATTTTATAACCGAATTAATTAACATTTATGCAAGAGTTTGTTTTTGTTTATTTAGGCAAAGGTGTTGAAAGTTTTACGTGTCCGATACAGACCATTGGTTCTGTTATTATATCCGCAAAAACAGCAAACAAAGCGCAAAAAGTAGAGCGGTCTGCAATTGTAAATCATGCCATTGCTAACGGTCATTTGATTGTTTGCGATGCCCCACAATTGCCAAAAGTTGAATCATTTGCGCCAACGGTTGAAAATCCGCCAAAGCGATAAGATAGTAAAGAAATAGATTGGTTTTTAGTTTTTTCATTGTTTAAAGTTGTGTTAAATGGCACTCGGTGTAACAAACCATAATTCGGATGTATCGAATAGAACAGTAACGGATTTGGTTGCTGCGCGAGTGCCATTTTTTGATACTACAAGCACCGTAGAACTCAATACTATTTCATCATATATTTGGGAAGCGTGTAATGAAGTTGAAAAATGCTTTAAAGTATCTTGGGTTAAAGATATTACTACCCAAATTGTAACGATTGACACAACGCGCATCGCAGATGAACAATATTACAGCGCGTTACAAAAATCCATTTTAGGCGACATCGCAAGTATGTATTACATACAGAAAAAGATTGTTGAATTATCGGGTAAAATTGGCGTAAATGGTTCATCGGATACAACGCTCGGCGCACAAATTGGAAAATTAATTACAACCGCTAAAGCAGGTGAAACAGAAGTAGATTTTGCAGAACTAAACACTAAAAATGTTCCGTTGCTATTGCAAGCGCAAGATTTATTAATGCTTATCAAACAAGAAATTGCGCGCAAAATGTTAACATTCGGTTGCATTTTTGATTTGAACGATAGCGTATTGGTTAATGCAGCTTTAAAACGTGGTTATTCCGTTTTTGGTAATATGCCATTTCAAGTAATACGCGATTACGAGCCTTGTTTAGGGTGTGGTGCATAAGTTTTAAGATTAATCACATGGATTTATTAACGCAGTCAGATCGAAATCTTTTACGCTCGGAACTTAAAAACGTTACCGATACATTCCATAAGACACCAATTATAATTAATATAAAGCAGCAGCGCATTGATATTCATTCAGAGGATTCTGCGGTGTTTGAAACAGTCGTACCACACAATTTAATGTGTTACGCACAATTCGATTTTATACTCAATAATCTTACCACATCGGGAACGATTGAAAAATTTGATGTAGCAGTAGATTTAAATATTGATATTGTTATTGCATCAGGACTTTGTGATAATTCTGAAAACCTAAAATTTTCGACAGGCAAAGATACTTTTGTTATTAATGGCGTAAGTTATATTTTGAGAGATTACCGTACCGAAGGGCATTTTGAACAGAAGGGAATAATTGTAAAATTGTTGGGTGAAAAAATGGTAAAAACAACTAACGGTTAATAATGGCTAATATATCGGTAAAATTGTTCGGGTTTAATGTAGCAGCTAAAATGGTAGCATCTTTAAAACCTATGATGCTGGGTGCATCAAATGAATTAATTAATACTACCCTTGTAACGGCTCAAAGCATTGTTGTACATCATATTGATATGCAAGATTTAGCTTGGACACCGCTTAGTTTTTTTACCGTTAATAAAAAAGGCAATAGCACTATTTTAGTTGATACTTCCCTATATATACAAAGCATAAGAAATTGGCGCAATGCAAATTTCGGATATGTGGGTGTAGGTAGTTTTGACGTATATCCTGATGGCACAAAATTATCAACCGTAGCGATAGATAATGAATATGGCACACAAAATATACCAGCACGTCCGTTGTGGCAGCCGTCGGCAAAAGATGTGGGTGCGTGGCGCGCAGGAATGACGGAAGCGTACATAAAACAATTGCTAAAAAAACACTCAAAATAATATTTTAATAAATACGAATGATATTTTTGAATACGGCGGATATAGATAGAACAATTAAAACGGTTATTCAACTTCAAGTGAATAGCGCAGGGTACTATTTAGACGTAACACCGTATCAAACAATGAATAACGGCGCAACGCAGTTTCCGATAGATTTAGAGGCACTACGGCAATCATTGCCACAAGCAGTAGATGCAGAAAAACAGTTGATTTATGTGCAAGGTGTAGGCTCGGCAAAAGCACGTGGGGAAAAACGCTCGGCACAAATAACGATTGATAGGAAAAAACGTGAAAGCGGTGAAATAGGTGCAGACATAAATATTTTCGAGAAAAATTTGGACGCAACCTATAAAAAATATAAATTACCTGCAAACGCAATTACCGTAACTTACGAAATTCGCATAGCTTGTAACTTAGTAGAATACGATAGGATAATGTTTAGTTGTGTTTCAAAGGCACTCGGAACGCGCAGAGTTTTACAATGTCAATCGGGTAGGACAGGAACAGAAAATTTAACTTTTCGCATTGATAAGGTAAATGAGTACGATGCAACCAATTTTGATTTTATAGAACGTGTGATGCAATTTGAAGTAAGAGACGTTTTTTTAGACGAATACGTAGATGCACCAATAACGATACAAAAAATTAGTTTACCAGATTTTGAATTTGATTTTTTTAATTAATCATAATTTTTTAACATGAAGGCACTTGTTGTAGTCATTAATGACACGTTAGCAAATATACAAGCACACATTGAAGCTAACAAGATTCAACCATATCAGAACTATATCGTTACTGAAAATGGCAACTCCGTTATGTATTGGGCAAAACCAAACCCAAACGGTATTTATTTAGCAAATGACGGCTCGAAATACAATCTTGAGAAAACAGGCTCAATGCAAAAGTTTGTTGTTTCAGACGGCACAAATACAAGCGATTTTGCAGACGGTGATGTATTGGTATTAAATGCAGGTTCGTTGGTTAGCGTTTCATTGTCGGGCAAAGTAGCAACAGTTTCTTTAAATTCAACAGGCGCAACAGCAGGACAAGTATTAACGGCAAATGGAACGGGTGGCGTTTCTTATACTACGATTCCAACAAATTATGTAACAGTGGTAGGCAATACAGAAACATCGAACTTAGCAGTTGCCGCAGACGGTCAACTAACTTCTTCGGTTAAGATTAGCACTCTTACAAACAATTTGTTGAAGTCTTCGGCAAACGGTTTAGAAGTAGCACCGCTCACACTCGGCACAAATGCGCAAGATTTTTTGGTATTTGATGCAGCAACAAATACACTTGGTATTAATGCAATTCGTCACAATCAAAAAATTGTTGCAGCATCAGGTTTTGCAACATGGATTAGTTCCGTTTATTCGACGGCAAATTATTCAAATGGTGTAGTAGCACCGCGCATTGGCGATTTTGTTATTGATACTCAAAATGTAGCAACTTGGATGTGTGTTACAGATACACCAAATGGTACAGCAGCCGATTTTGTAGAAATAAAAGCAGATATTACAGAATCAGTTACGCGCCAATGGTTCGGTTCAACAAACAGCGGTATTGCTTACAATACAACGTCGGGACAATTTGCACTTACCCTTGATGATTCAGGTTCGGGTACAGCGATTACAGCAAACGGATTAAAAGTTACACCTGCAAATGGTGCAATCCTTGATACTTATGGCGTTTTGAAAAACGGTGCAAACTATGAATCAACAGTTCAGGCATATGCAGACGGTATTTCATTGTACGCAAAAAAATTGTTTGACGGCACAGCTTCATACTACCGTATTAAGGGCGCGGACAATAAAGTATATCAATTTGAGATTGACATAAATGGTCAGTTGGAATACAACGCGATTCCAAGCGGTTCAGCAACAACGGATTTTTAGAATTGAGAAATGATAATTGAAATTTGGACACACGTTTAATAGCGTGTGTCTGATTTTTAGTTTAAAATGGTTGAGCAATTTTTAAGTAGGAATATGAAAAAGGCATTATTTTTTTTGATAGTTTTTTTGAGCGTGAATAAGGCTTTTGCTTATTCGGCACTCGATACCGTACCTATCATTGACGGTAACGTGATACCTATTAAAACGGTGTTAAATAATGGCGATAAAATCATGTCTATTGATAGCGCGACAAAATCATTTCGGGCAATTTTAGTAAGCACATTTTCTGCTAAAATTAATTCAATGACTACGGGTGTAGATACTTCTACTGTTTATAAAACCGTTACGCGCACAATGACAAATGCGTATTATAAAGATTTAATTAGTTACGCAAGTGATACAGTTACTAAAAGGGCTTATTCCAATGCGCTATATGTAAATAAGGCATCTTATGCTACTGATACAACAAACGGCAGAATTTACACAAATGCAAAATTAAATTATAAATTAAACAATACTGATACGGTATTACTTGCTCGCAAATCAGATATGCTTGCGGCATTAAATCTTAAACAGGATGTGTTAGTTTCAGGAACGAATATTAAAACAATCAATAGTACATCAATACTTGGTTCGGGCAATTTAGTTATTTTGAGTAGTTCGTTATTAGACGCGTACAACGCAGGTTCGGGCGTATGGGTAGTTGCAGATGCTAATACGGTAACAGCAACTAAATCAGGTGGTGTGTTCACAATAACAGTACCAGCAGGTGTGCATTGTACAAAGGCAACGGTTAATATTTTAGCATCGGATATTCAAACAGGCGCGGATGGTTCAGGCGCAATGAATTGGATTAATATTATTATCAATTCAAATGGTGTAGGTGGTACAACGGGCGCATATAGAACGCCATTTTTTGATGGCTATGTTATTCCTTCGGGAACTTGGGCGGTTACGAACACTGCGCCACATAATGAAACAAACGAATCTTTTATGACCGTTGGCACTTCAACAATTACATGGAGGCGTACAAACATGGTTAATTCAAATGACTATGTAGTGAGTATTTCGGGCTTGTAATTATAAAAATTATGCAAAAAAAAATAATATCCATAACATTTAAGAAATTTCTATTTTTTGCATTATTATTTCTTAGTAACGCAGCGATTGCACAAAAGCAATTAGCGGATTATGTTGTTGGCAAAGGTACATTAAACCAAATTGCAGGTACAAGTACCACATTAGATATTCGCATAACGTTTACCGATGAAACAACAGTGTTTGATGGATCGAATATTAACAATACGTGTGTTTTAGTTTTTTTCAACATAAACGATAACAAGGCTTACGAATTGCCCATTATTTCGGTTGTAACGGCATCAATAACGCAACCCGTAATTCGTGTAAATATTACAGGATTTTCGGGCTTAAATGGTAGCGTAACGGGGCAAGGAATAATTTACAAAAAGAATAGCTCAAATTCTATTATACCTTATATTTCAGGAATTACACCTTCTTTACAGCAAATAATACAAAGAGCAACTGTATTAGATATTGAAAAAAGAATATCTAATATATTTGATACTTCAAGAGTTTATCAATACGTGGGAAATGGTATTCCCCCCGCATTAACGCCTCCTGCAATTTCTCGTTATGCTGTTTCTTCTTCAGGGGATTTATACAACTGGGATTATACAGGTAGTTCGTGGTTATACGTTGGTCAAATTTTAAATAAAAACGCACAGACAATAGTTGGAAAATTTTAAATAAAAACGCACAGACAATAGTTGGAAATAAAACTTTTACTGATTCAGTTAATTTGGTTAAAACGTTAACAGCGAGCGGTGGGATAAATTCAAGCGGTGTAATAAATTCGAGTGGAGGTATAAATTCGAGCGGTAGTTCTACTACAGCATCTATTACTATTACAGGTGTTGTATCTCAAAGAGACACTCTTGTAAATGCGAATACTACATTAAATGGTAATTACAACTCTTGGAAATTTGATTGTACAAGTGGTAATATGGTAGCAACACTACCAACAGAAGCAGGTACAATAGGTTGGATTTTCACTATATCTAAAAATGATAATTCTGCTAATTCCCTCACTATAAAAAAGCAGGATGGTACAGTTTTATTCACCTTTCTATCAAAAAATTTTTTTAATTTTCAAAATAATAATTCATGGTCTCGAAAGTAAGTTTTTTAGGAATTTTTTTATGCGTTTTTTTAGCAACAAACAACGCAACGGCTCAATGGGTAAATTGGAAAGTTGCTTCTGAATCTCCAAATGCTGACTCAGCATCCAACATGACTTTAGCCACTCTTCGCGCCATAGTAATTGCGGGAACAGGAACAGGTTCTGTAACGTCAGTAAGCACAACCGTACCAACAGGATTAGCTGTAACTGTTACTAATTCAACAACTACACCCGTAGTTGCAATTAGTAACAATTTAGCAGCAGGATTCGTAAGTTCGGCAGGTGTGGGCGGTGCCCTTACATCTGCAACTACTATTGCAGGTACGGCAATAACAGGTAATATTTCTGGTAATGCAGTGAATGTTACAGGAACGGTAGCCGTAGCAAATGGTGGTTCGGGCGCAACAACGTTATCTGGTTTGTTAAAAGGTAATGGCGTGTCTGCTTTTACAGGAGCAGTTGCAGGTACAGATTATGTAATACCTTCGGGTAGTGTTGCAACAGCAACAAACGTAACAGGAACAGTTGCGGTAGCAAACGGTGGTACGGGTTCTACAACATTAACGGGTTATTTATTGGGCAACGGTACTTCCGCAGTAACGGCAAGTGCAACAATTCCAACGACA